AGTGCCTAAAGATGCAGAGGGTGATGCGGTAATACCTCCTGATGTAAAAGTTGATGATGAAATAGATATGTATGATGTTCTTGGCAATTCATACAAAGCTAGAGTTACTGCCGTATCAGATCTTTCTGGTAACGTAAGAATTATAAATCAACAGGGTGAAGAAGTTATTGCAAATCAAAGTCCTACAGCAAGAACATCTAATATAAATAATCCAAATTATGAGTTTAAAACAAATACCGCTGCATTTAGAAAGTCTGTTAATAATAAAAAAAATGTAAGTGAGTTAAATGAACAAGAAATAGCAGCAGCAGAACTTGCATTAGAAGCACGTATTCAAGAGGCTGGAGTTCAATTAATTGGGATAGATGCACTACAAGATTTAAACGCTATCAAATTACATCAAAAAAGGAGACAACAACCTTTAGATACAACTGTTGAGAATCAAACAAAATCTGGACCGCAAGAAGAGATAGAAGCTAAAGCACAGTCTTTTAAAGATGAAGTACCTACTATACCGGATGTAGAACAACAAATACAAGTCGAAGCGACAAAACAACAACGTCAATCTGTTGCTCCTGAGTTACAGGGAAATCTTGATAGAGAGGTAGAACTAGAAAGAGAGATACAAGAAGCAGAGGATGCAGATGATTTAACAAAAGCAGATAACTTAAAAGAAGAACTGCAAGCTTTGAAAGAAAGCCAAACTGAGTTAATAAAAAAAGAAAAAGCACCTATAAGAAGAAGCAGACTTTTACAAACATTTACCAGACCAGATGGTGAGTTATTTACTGGTAGATTTCCTGATAGAGAAAGCGTTGATGCATATACAGATAGTAATCCAGTAAGAACTAAGAATAAATTAAATATTACAACTCCTGCTTACAAACAATTTAAAAATAAGTATGACGCTTATGTAACAGAAGAGGTTAATACTGCATATGATAATGATACGAGAGACTTTAAGTTACAAAGTTTTAAAGATTTTGTGGCACAAGAACAAGGTAGTGTACAGACAGAAGATATACTAAGTCAGGCAAACTTAAAGAATATTAATACTGCTGATGCAGCGTTTAAACGATTTCTTTTTCTTAATACAAAAAAATCTAATATAAAAGATTTAACTGGTTTACAAAGAAAAGATATATTTAGACAAATAGAGGCTTTGCCTACACAAACTAAAGTTAATACAAGCATAGATAAAGCGTTTAGTGAAAGCATAGATAACAGACAAGCATTTAATAAGGAAGAAGCTATAAAAGCTAGAGCCAAAGAGTTACAGAATAAATATACAAGAGATAGATTATTAGATATAGCTAAGTCTAGCGGAGTTAGTGAACAGTTTATACAAGATGCTGTTGGTATAAGAGACAAAGCTACTATAGCTAGAGGTATAGCTAAAAAAGAAATAGATAATCAAATATCTGCTGAAGAAAATTATGAACAAATAGCATCAAGAGAAATACCAAATGTTCAAGTTAGAAAAGTTAAAACAAAAGCAAGTGATGTAGCTAGAGGTAGACAACAATATAGTGTTGTATATCCAGATGGTAAAATAATAAAAACTACAGTACCTGCAAATATAGAAGTAACAGAAGCTAAAGAGTTAGCTGCAAGACAAACATTTGGACAAAGAGTCGAACTTTTAGAAACACAAAATAAAAAGTCTAAAGATGCACCTGAAGCATCACAGCAGGACTACATACAGGCAGTTACTAATTCGTTGTTTAAACGTAGTGATCCATTGGCAGAACTACGCTCTATAGCTGGACCACAAGTAAAACAAAGTAGAACACCAGCTGCACAGACTGAACAAGTACAAGACTTGATAGAAGAAGCACCAGAGTTAGAAGTACCTGATTTATCTGGTATTAATTATCAAGGAAACTTATATAGATTTAAAGACAATATAAATGCTAGTGATTTAGTAAACAATCTAAAGCGTATAGCTAAACGTAGTTTTCCTGATGCAGAAATTGTAGCAGTAGATAATTTATTTAATGAAGAGGGTGAAGCTGTAGCGGGTGTAACTATTGGCGACATTATAGCTATAAATTTAGAAACTAATCCTGAGAATGGTAGACCTAGATTTGCTACACCTATTGATACTATTTATCACGAAGCTGTGCATTACTTTATAAATAATAATTATTTTAAACCAGAAGTATTACAAGTTTTAGCCGAGAATCAACAAAGAATATTTGATATAGCACAAGCAAGATTAGGTGATGAAACAGTAGTTTTAGAAGATGGTACAGAACAAACTAGACCTAGAAAAGTAGGAACTTTTGAGGAGGCTGTTGCTATAGCATCTGCATACTATAACGAACAGAAATTACAGGGCAGAATTCCTTTTGAATTTACACCGGGAATCAGAAGAGTGTTTGAACCTATCTTTAGATTTTTTAATCAAGTTGCTAAATACTTTAGTGGCAAAAAATACAGAAAATTAGAAGATGTGTTTGATGCTATAAGAACAGGTGATTTATATCAAGATGCTGTAGACAATCCTAAGATACTAAGTCCACCACAAAAACAATTTCAGGAAGAGTTGTTTTTACGAACTGGATATGTAGGTGCTTATAAAGGTGGACCAATTACAAAAGACATGAATGTTGCCTATGATGCTGATAGAACTATGCGACCTTTATATAGTCGTACACCTGATTTTGGTGGTATAGAAGTTAAAGCTAGTCGTATGGGTTTTAGAATTAATTTATTAGATGAAGCTATTAATAATACTAAAACTAAATCTACAAAATCTGATAAGTGGATAGTAACAAATAAACAAGGACAAAAATTATTAACAGGTTCTAACATAACTTTCGGTCCAGAGTATTTACAAGAAACAAAATTAGATGAATGGTTGGCTGAACAAGTTAATACAGTGACTTTGGATAATGGTTCTCAACAAACAAAACCTAGAGAAGTAACTATAGATGAAATAAAAGAATATGTAGAAGCTAATAGTGGTGTTATTTCTGTTCAAGTATCGGGTGGCGATTCTGCTTTATTCATAAGAGCAACAAGTCTTAGTGAACAAGAAACTATAAACTATTATCAAAATGAAATACAAAATAGTATAGAAAGTTTAAACAATTTAACTTCTAAGATACAGTCATATTTAGTAAACAAAGAGGATATATATAAATCTTTAAAAGAAAAGTTTTATACAGGTCCTAGTGACCAATCATCTGCTGCATTTTATGATTTAGTCAGGCATAAAGATGAAATAAAAAAAGCTTATAAAAAATTAAATTTAGCAGTAGAAGTTAATGTAGATGAGAATTTTGATATTTTATTGCAAGCACTAAATGTTGAAACTAAATCCCCTGATTTTCTTTTCTCTGATGTAAAAGCAGGAGAGATAGAAACAGCTATAAATAATTTAACTTTATCAGGTCAAATATTTGCAGAGAAAGAATCTTTACGTAAGGCAGACCCTGATGGATATCTATCAAGATTTTTAGTTGCTTTAGAAAATAGAGAAGTAGTTACTGATCCTGTCATAGAGATATTAGATGAAATCAATACAGATATGTTGGACGAAGGAACAATGTATCAAAGTTTAGATTTACGGGATGAAAAATTAACTTCTTTGATAGAACTAAGAAATGATGCTAAAAGAAGAAACGAATATTTTTCTAAGATGTTATATGGTAGTGGTTCTATAGGTTCTGTAAATCCTACTTTAATATCAAGTTTTAATACAGCTGGTTATGCAACTAGACCGGGATTTAACATTGACACAACTAGTGGTGAATTTAGTGATATTCAAAGAATGTTATTCCGTGCAGTTAAAGAAGGCAATTTGAATAAATCAGAACCACAAATAGTAGCAGAGTTTAAACAAAACATTCCACAAGAAAGTAGAAATTTAACACAAGAAGAATTAGATAGATTTACTACAAATCGTGAATTTGTAGATGAAGGTTTTGGAACTAGAGTACAAGTAGAAAATAGTAGAAATTTTATATACACATATAATCCGGGAGAGGCACAAAAGCAAAGAGGGTTTTATGCAAATCCACATTTTTCATATACAAAAAATCAATTTGCACACGCTAGAGTAAAAGATGTATTTATATTAGATAACAATAATGATCTAAGAAAAATATTATTTGTAGATGAAATACAGTCAGACATGTATGCACATGTTGTTAATGCTATGAATAGATATCTTGAGGATACTAATCAAACAGATAGGTCAATAAATTCATTAACATCAGAGGAAGTTAAAACAGCATTAAAAGGCTCTCCTATGACTAAGAACATGCCAATAGTTCCGTTAATAGGTTTCCCAAAACCTAATTTTAATAAATGGCAAGATTTTGTTATTGATGAAATGAATATGGTTGCTGTAAACGAGGGATATGATGGAATAGCTATAGCAAGCACAGCAATTCAAGCAGAAAGAAATGAGAGTAATTTAAGAAATAATTTTAATTTTTTAAGTTTTTATCCTTCAGTTAATTTAAAAGATATTAATATTACAAATACAGGTATAACACATGCACCCTCTGGACAAACAGTAGGACAAAATGTTTTATTACAACAAGGATATCTAACACAGTTTGAAGCATCCGACACTCTTAGCAATATAAATGGAATAAAAGGTGCAGCTGCACAATACTTTGCAGATGTATTTTCAAGAGATACAAGTTCATATGAGTTTAGTTCTTATGTAAATCATGCACGTTTAATTGGTATGACAGATGGATTTATAACTAAAGATATGAATATACCTTTAGCAGAATCAGGAGATATAACAAATTTTTATATACAAAATGTTAACTATTTAGGCAGTAGAGCAGAAGATAAAGTTGGTAGTGTTACTACAATTCTTCCTAATGACCTTGCTGATTTTATTATAGGGCAAATAAAGAATGGTATAAGGTCTCCCATGCAAAGACCTGACATTAATCTTATAACTGCTGAAGAAGTTAGAACAGAAGATGGTAGAAGTATTATAGACCCTCAAAGATTATTACGTAATGCAGGTAATCAAGAACCATTAGGTGCTGGTTATATTAATTTTAGAAAATTAACTCCCGGACAAACACAACAGTTTTTTGCTAAATCAGGATGGGATATTTACAGTGATGTATATCCAAATAAATTTAAAAAATCTTTAGATAAATTAGGTGTTAAGTTTAATGTAGAGGGTAAGTCTGTAAAAGATATATTAGCTGAAGTAGATAATGAGTTGACAATAGACAATGCATTAGACAGAGACTTTCATTCTAATAGATTCTTTGATACACCTTACGATGAACTAATACAAGAAGAACAAAATCAAGTAGATGAAATAATATTTAGATTAAAAGGAGAAATAAATAATAGGAAGGGTAGCACTTTATTATTACAAACAGCATTTAAAGAACGTGCAAGACTACTTAATAAAGGTCAGCCTACAAAAAAACATCAGTCAAGGTTTAATGTGCCTGTGTTTACTTTTGATACTGATGCGCAAGTAGAAAATAAACCTGCTAAATATTCTAGTACACCAGCAGATGCACAGAAAGCTAGTTATTGGAAAAGAATTGTAAACTTTTTAGGCAATCTTACGGAGAGTAAATACTTTAGTGGTTTAGGTTCATTACCAGAAAGAAAAGAATATCAAAGAATAAAAGGATTAACTGCTGGTGAGATAACAAAAGCAGAAAATGTAGCTAAAGATTTTTATAATGATTTAGGACAGTATTTAAATCCTAGAAAATCAGGTAAATCTAAACAAGAACTTAATAGAAATGTACGACAGTTTAATGCTTTTATAGAGGGTGGCATGGATGCAGACCCTGCACTTATAACAGATGAAGGTTTAAGAAGGGTTGCAGTAAAAAGTAAACAAGCTATAGATAGAATAGGACAGATGTTAGTTCAAAGAGGTGTATTGCCAAGGTCTAAGTTTGAAGAAAATAGAGGAACGTATTTGCCTTTGTTATATATGAAGCATATTTTAAACAACCCTTCAGGAGTTAAGTTTTCATATACAAAAGCACGACAAGATTTAACAGATGAAACTAAATTAATATTAGGTGATATAACAGAGTTATCACCAGAGTATAGAGTATTAGCAGGTGTGCAAAGACCATTGCGTGATATGGCTATATTAGACTTTTTTAATCAAGTATCTAGGAATCAACAATGGGCAATACGTAATGATGATATGTTAGTAACTATTGAGCAAGGTGGAGTAGAACAAAAAGTTAGTGCTTTATGGTTATTAGAAGAGGCTAAAAGATTAAGAGAACAGGCTACATATTTTGAAGTAGGACAGCCTGAACAAGCACAATCTATGAGAAGTCTTGCAAAACAGTATGAAGATTTAGGTATGCCAGTAGCAGAAAGACTCGGCTATGGTGCAGATAAACCTTTAGATGAAAACTTTAAACGATTACCTACTACTAAACAGTATGGAATGATGAGAGGTGTAGCTGTTAGGAAAGAAATTTATGATGATGTTATAGGTACTTTTACTATGGGTGATACTGATAATGCATTTAGTAAAACTATAGCTGCTTTAGAAAAAGGCACAAGTATATGGAAGTTAATGAAAGTGCCTTTGAATCCACCAACTGTAGTGCGTAACGTAGGTTCTAACATGATACTTATGAATTTAGTAGGTGGTGTTCCTATACATAAAGTTATACCTAGAATGAGACAAGCTATAAAAGAAATAAGTAGTGGAGGTAAATATTGGCAGATAGCACAAGATTATGGTATTAAAAATACACAATTTACTAGCCAAGAAATGCTACAAATAAGTGAAGAATATTTAGATTTGTTACAAGAAGTAGATCAACTAGGACCAGTTGCTAAGTTTTTTAGAATGCCAAAATTTTTAGCTGCAAAAATAGGTAAGACTGCTGGTGATGTATATCAATTTACAGAGTCAGTAGGCAAGACTGCAGTAATGATAGATGCTATGGAAAGACAAGGACTATCTGAGTTTGATGCTTATCAACTTGCACAGAAAGCATTGTTTGATTATTCAGATGTACCTATGGCTGGTAAGTTATTTAGAAAAGCACCTATAGGTATGCCTTTCTTTACGTTTTATTACAAAGCATTTCCAGCTTTAGTAGAAACAGCTATTAATCATCCGTTTAGATATGCACCATATGTAGCATTATCAGCTGGGCTTACACAACTTACTGCATATGCATTTGGATTTGAAGATGATGAAGATGAAAGATTACAAAAATCTTTAGAACCTTGGCTTGCTAGAAGGACAGGTGTGTATGTATTACCTTTTAAAGATACAGATAATAGATATCAGTTTTTAGATATAGGTTATTTCTTTCCTTGGACTATGTATACAGATGCAGCAAGAGATATTGCTAATGGTGATTTTTTTGAAGCGCAAAGGACAACAGGATTTTTATCAGGACCTTTCTCAGATATTTTCTTAGCAATCAAAACAAATAAAGACCCGTTTACACAACGTACTATATGGGATAAGCGTGATCCTGTAGAAGATAGAATACAAAATATGTTTTGGTATATGTATAGTTTAGGTATGCCATCATGGTTAACACCTAATGGTGCTATAAGTAAAACTGCTAAAGCATTACAAGATACACCTAGACCTAATGGTTCACCCGGAGATACTATACCTCAAGCAATATTAAGATTTGTTGGTGTAAACGTATATGGTATAGATACAAAAGATACAAGAACAAGAAATATAAAAGCTATGGAGAGAGAGTTACAAGATATAAAACAAAGATATAGATTTCGTGAAAGAGATGCACGTTCTAAAGGCGAGACAAAGGAGCAAAAAGAAAGACGAAGGCAAGCTTATATGCAATTAATAAAAGAAAAGAGGCAAGAACTACAAAACTATAAAAGAGATACAGCATTACCTAGAAGTGTTTTACAGCGAAGGAGTAGATTCCAAGATGGACAGAGATAAATTAGTAAAAGAAATAATACAAGACGAAGGTTTTGAGTATGAAATATATTTAGATCATCTAGGATATCCAACATTTGGTGTGGGGCATTTAGTAACATCAAAAGATAAAGAACATGGACAATCAGTAGGCACACCAGTATCTGAAGAAAGAATATTAGAATGTTTAAACTATGACATAGATATAGTATGTATGGAACTAGATAAGAACATGCCTTGGTGGAAAGATTTAGATGATGATAAACAAAGGGTGATGGCTAACATGGCATTTAATTTAGGATTACCTAGATTGGGAGGATTCAAAAAATTTTTAAAGGCTATGGAAGAAGGAGATTTCCAAACAGCTGCTGTCGAAATGATGGATAGTAAATGGGCGACACAGGTAGGAAACAGAGCCAAAAGATTAAGAGATAGAGTGGCAGATGACCCAAGTATTTGATCTTATATCTACACTAGGACTGCCTATAGCTAGTGGATTAATAATGGCTTTCTTTATATTCTTAGTAATGAAACAACTTATGGATGGTCTAGTGGATGAGATCAAAACTATAGAGGGTATATCTAAGATGCTTATAACTAGAGCATCGACAATGAATAACGATATTATACGTATAGATACTAGTGTATCTAGCGCACTTAACATATCGCCAGACTTAGAACGTATAGCCAGAGCAGAGAACTTTGTAGAGGATGGCAGTATAGATGCAAGGCGAGACTGATGGATTTAGATATTGCCAAATTAGTACAGGACTTTGGTTTTCCTGTGGTTATGGTTATAGGTCTAGGATATTTTGTATACTTTGTATGGCAGACTATTACTAATAAGATAGACCCAGCAGTTGCCGAAATGAAAACAACTATTATTAGACTAACAGACCAACTTAGATTGTTAGACCAAGACATGATACGCCTACAACAAAAGGTAAATACAGTTTTAGAACTTAAAGAAAAAGAAAAAAAACATGAAAGACAAAAATGAAATACTAGCTATATTAGGTATTATTTTAATATTGATAACTATAACTTTATCTGTAGGAGCAGATGAAATGACACACAAGTTTAAGAATCCTAGTTTCTCAGGTGTTGGTACGTCTAGTCATTATTTAACTATAGAGAATCAAGAGTTTTCTAGGAAAGAAGCTTTACGTGAAGAGATAAAAGCTTATCAAGAAGATTTAGAACGTGAAGCTGATAACACTACTTTAGCCCGTTTCATACGAAATTTGGAATCGAGAATCTATGCCCAGCTGTCGAGGCAGTTGGTTGATAGTTTGTTTGGAGAGACAGCATCTGACTTTGGTATCTTAGAATTAGAGGGTAATACTATTGAGTATAAGGTTGAAGATGACAAAGTTACATTATTAATTACAGATGAAGAAGGCAATACAACAGAAATTACTGTACCTCTCGGTTCTTTTACTTTCTAACTGTGCATTAATTATACCTCCGTTAGAGAATGCTATACCTCCAGTAAGAGATATAGAGCCTGCAGAAATAGGTGTTTTATTAACTAAGTTATCTAATGTAGATAAACCTATAAAGAAACCTGTGGTCGCTGTTTACACGAAGTCTTTTAAGGATAATACAGGTCAGCGTAGAAGTAATAGTCAGTATGCTAGTTTTAGTACAGCAGTAACTCAAGCACCTGATGCATATTTAATTAGAGCATTAAAACATTCAGAAGTTTTTGATGTAGTAGAACGTACAGGTTTAGATAATCTTACAAAAGAAAGACAGATTATACGCTCTGCTAGAGAAAAGTTTGATGAGAAACAAGAATTAAAACCTTTGTTGTTTGCTGGTTTGTTGATGGAAGGTGGTGTAATAAGTTATGAAACTAATGTTAAATCTGGTGGTGCAGGCGCAAGGTATCTAGGTATTGGTGCATCTAAAGAATATAGACAAGACTCAGTAACCATATCGTTAAGAACTGTATCTGTTTTGACAGGCAAAATATTAATAGAAGTGTTAGTTACTAAGACAATACTTAGTGCATCTATATCATCTGATGTGTTCAAATTTTATACAAATGATACTGAATTAGTTGAAATAGAAAGCGGTATAGTAGAAAATGAGTCTATAAATATTGCTTTGCAAATGGCTATTGAAACAGCTGTATTGCAAACAATAGAGGAGGGTTATGAAGAAGGCTATTGGAAACATAAACAGACTGATATTAGTAAGCCTGATTGCGATGATGAATGTATCGCTAATATACGGGGCTGATAATGAAATATTTATAGATCAGTCAGGTGCTACATCTAACTTAGACATAGAACAAGTTAATGGTGGTGGTAATATTATTGGCGGTGCTGACGCAGCAGCAGGTTCAATGACTGCTCTTGATTTAGATGGAACAAGTATGACGTTAGATATACTACAAAAAGGTAGCACAAATAAATTTTTGGGTGATATATGGGCTGATAGTTATACTGGTTACTTTCAATTTATAGGTGATACAAACACTTTTAATATGTCTACTGACGAGACAAATGCAACTGGAGCAGATGGTTCTAATGTAAATGTACAAGTAACAGGCAATACAAACACTATGACTCTTAATCATGCTATGACTGCACTCGCAGCTAACTTAGATTTAGATTGGATAATACAAGGGGGAGGCAATAGTATTACAGCAGCTATAGATGTAGATGGTGCAACTAACTACATGGATATAGATGGTGATGATAATACTGTAACCTATGATGGTGATGGGTATGCTGGCGGTTATTTTTATTTAGATCACACAGGTAACGATAGAACTTTTAATATAGATCAAGAATCTACATCTGATAATGACTGGCTCAAGATTACATCTGCTGGCTCTAACGGCACTGTTTGTGTTACTCAGTCAGACGCAGGAAATTCATTCGTCTGCTGATATAGGTTCTAT